ATACAGAGGGAGAGGCACAATATGCTTGGAAAGATATAACACTATCTGTTGATGGTATGAATTGGGATGAACATTGGTTAAATTTTACTTTAGAGGAACTTAATAATACAGAAGGCGAGTGGGGTATGTGGGTAGCATTACTTGCATGGGACACAGAGTTAGAAGATTATGTATTTCAACAACAATTTACTATTCCAAAGATAAGAGTGGGGGTGGAATAAATGGCATGCAAATGTTGCTGCAATTGCTCTTGTGATTGTTGCGAAAAGGAGGAAGAATGATAAATGGTAGACCAATTGATAACCACCTTGGAATATCTAGCGGCACTATGCGTCCTATTTGGAGTTACAGTAATGACTATAATTATATTCCGAATATTAAAAATGGCATTTCGATGGGTGAAGTTTCCAAAACTACCCTCTTTGCCGAAGATAAGATTACCATCTCTACCGAAGAGAAAAGAAAAACCAAAAAAGGAGGAAACTAAAATGGCAAGAACAAAAAAAGACGGTCTACAGAAAGAAGAAACGACGTTTAACGACGTTTTTATGTTTTTTATAGCTGTACCTTTAGTTTTGCTTTGGACTTCATTTGCAGGATACGTCATATGGACAGGACTACACACTCCAGAAGTATTATCAAATATAGAATCCTATACAACTCTAATAGCAATATTAGGTGGGCCAGCCCTACTTATTATCAAAGATGCTTTAGATGTTTGGAAAACAGAGCAAACAACTAAGAGTGATTTCTATCAAACAAAGGCACAAGCAGTTATTGATATGAATGTAGCACACCAAAAACAAATACACGACCAAGAAAGTAAACACCAAGAGCAAATGCACATGATTGAACAAAACGAGCAAGCGCATCATCACGGTGTTAAACCACTAAAAAAGAAATAGGATAAATAACTATGGAAGCTAGATACTGCAAACATTGTGGAAGCAAGCTAAAGCCTAGTGATACCACTAGATGTATGGCTTGTTTTTTAGAGTTAGATGGTGGTAAAATTTATCAAGAAGGTTATTGGAAGAGATAAGCTTTATATAGGTGGCTGCCTTATGTATTTAGGTGGCTCTCTAGTAGACCACAAAACCACAGAAATTAACGCAATACGCGTCTTCTGGGGGCCACAACGAAAGCTTTATATAGTGCTTCGCACTTATGATGTTACAGGTGAAGACCTATGACAAACGAAACAAATAACGAAACAGCAGCAAATGAGACAGTAGACGATGGAAACATCACTGCACTTATTGATACTGTAGAAGAATCTGGAATGTTAGATACTCTGATGGACGAACCATTACTTATGGCACTAGCTGCTATAGTACTATGTATGGGCGCTTATATCGCTTATACTGTACCAGCTGTTAAATTGTTAGTCTTTAAATATATAAAGAATAACGAAGCTGAGTTAATGGGTATGCTAGATAAGAATCTATCTAAAGTACAGATGAAAGCCTTCGAGAAACTTGATGAAACTGCACAAAAACATATCAAAGATTCATTAGTCAAGAATGTATTAATTACAGCTTGGGATGAAAAAGACGATGAACTTGCAGCATTAGTTAAGTCTAAAGTTAAGGCAGCGCTCGACGAAACCAAGTAATGGAAGTTGAGGAATATGAGAAGCGATTACGCGAGCGAGTAGGAGAAGCTGAATATGCTAGACATAAAGAGCTTGTCCGCTTGCTGGCGCGCAATCTCTGGCTTGAAAACGTGCTTTGGGAAGAAGTTACTCTACATATTCGGGATGTTAACCTACGAACAGAGCTCTTGCGACAGAGAAACTCTATTGTTAGGGATATTCATACTGAGTTCAGGGCTCTTAATATTGAAGTACCTACTGTAACAGAAACGAAGTCAGAAGAATTTGCTTCACTTTTAGGAGATTTAGCTAATGATAGCGGTGACCAACGAGACGAAGAAGCTTAATTCTGTAATTTCAGGTGCAGGAGCACATGATTCAAGAGCTTTAGAGGATATATTCGAAAAGTGTAGACATGATAAGCGCAAGATGACGATTTTAGTTCGTGCATTTTGTGAAGCATACCTTGTAGACAACAAAAATAGACCTTTGAAGATGCGACCACTGCAAGAAAACATAGTAGTTACAGCTCTCACTCACCCTGCAAATGGAAAACAGCGTAAAATGGCTATCTTGGCTCCACGGGGCTCTGGTAAATCGTACGCCCTCTCTATTGCTGCTACTGTTTATATGTTCTTTAAGAGATTTAGAGATTTAGTGTTTATCTTGGCTCCATCTGAGGACCAAGCTTCACTTATATTTAATTATGTATATAGGCACTTTGCTGACAATGCATTCTTATCAGGCTTAGTTAAGAATTACAGATTCCATAACAAGCCTAACATAACACTTAAAGGGGGCACAGTTTTGCGTAGAGCTCCCGTAGCTGCATCTAATCAAGGGCAAGCTATACGTGGCCAGCACCCTACATTCTTAATTGTGGATGAGAGTCCACTTATCAGTGATAGGTTGTTTGTAGACAATGTAGAGCCTTGTATAATAGCAAATAAGGCACCTTTTATTAACTTAGGTACCCCGAAAAGTAAAGAAAATCACATGTGGAGGTATTTGTATGATGACGCTTATGCAGACACTTTTACAAGATTAGTGTACACGTGGAGAGATGCTGTGAAGGCTGGTAGAGCCTATTCGCCTCCATACACCGAAACAGAAATGCTTGACAAGATGATGGAATGGGGTGAAGATTCAATTTATTGGAGAACAGAATATGAGTGCGAATTCGTCGAGTCCGTCTCACAAATCTTCAATCCAGAAGCAATCAAAGCATGTAGAGTACGAGGAACCTATTTCGCCGAGCGAGGAAAGGTTTATCCGAATTGTACTGTGGCCGTGGATATTGGTAAATCCGTTAATAGCACTGTTATTAGCGTTTGGGCCGTCGAGAAAGACGCAAAAGGAAATATTGCACGACTTATCTCTTTGGAAGAAATCAATCCTAGAACAGGTGGACATGACATTCCATATCAACGCCAACGTATCGTTGACACTGCTAGAGACTTTGGGGCTGAGCGTATTATTATTGACGCTACTGGTATTGGGGGTGCGATTGAGCAGGACATAAGAAAGGCTTGTTATGAAGATGGAAGGCATTTTATACCTTTCGTATTTACAGGAGGCCCAAAGGGTAGTAAAACCCAAGCTTACAGAGATTATGTATCTTTTATCCAACAAGGGATAGTAAAAATACCACATCCTAAAGATTTAGAACCTAATGAGGCTAAATTAGTAAACAAATGGATAAGAGAGCATTGTGAATTAGAATATGTTATGGATGCAGCTAACAAAACAGAACGAATATCTGCTCCAGATGGCAAACATGACGATTATTGTGACAGTTCAGTAATGGGTATACACGCGTGTCTATCCATGACACCAGCTAGTGCTACCTTTGCGAGCACCAATATAAGTAATAACATGTCCAGACCTTCCCAAAATAGAGATATACCATCAATATTTAGGACAGGAAAGGCAAGAAACACACTTCATAAACGTATCCCCGGAGGATTATGAGCGAAAGCTTTATATACTCTGTTTATATAATATGAATTGATAGCTATGGCTCTACGTGATTATTTGCCTTGGAATAGGCGTAAATTTGCGGCAGTGGGCTCTAACCCCCCGTTCAAAGCAAACGAACCCCGAGACTTCGGTGCTGGTGTTATAAAACGCATCCAGCTTCAGAAGAACAATCGAATGTTCGGTTCGCAGTTCGAGAAGCAAATAGGAGATGCAAGAACGTACATGAATGTGTACTTAGCTGACCCTATAGTTAGAACACTCATTGATTTACCGTGCCTATACGCTGCTAAGGACGGTTACGATATAGTAACTGATGATGACGCAGAACGCGATACTATCACTAAATTATTCGACGAAATAAATATTGACCAATTATTATATGGTTGGTTAAGAAATGGTCGTATCTTTGGTACATCCTATTTGGAATTTACAGGAGACAACCTGATTTTAAGGTCTTCTATCAATATGAATGTACAAAGAGCAGACAACGGTCAGATAATGTACTATTACCAAGATTTAGGTAATGAAGGAGATTCCGTGAGGTTTGAAGAAAATGAGATTATCGAATTTAAGAATAACACCTTCGATGATTTCGCTTATGGTCTTTCTGACATCCATCCAATTCTTTATTTGGTTGACCTTAAAGATTATGCAGAACGGGATATCGGAACTGCTCTCAATAAATACGCTAATAGTCGGTTTGATATTAGCTGCGGACTTCCCGATATGCCTTATAATGCTGACAAAATTAACGAAGTGGTGGATGCATTCAACGGATTAGAACCCGGCGAAGATATTATACATGGTAATGATATTACAGTTAAAGAATTACAAGGTACACAACGAGCTTTTGAATATGGTAAGTACACAGACGATATATTAAAAAAGATACATATAGCTTTAAAGGTACCAATTACAATGTGGGAAAAGCCAGAACAGGCACGACCTATATTTGAACCTTACGTTAAACATTTACAATCAGCAATTGAATCTGCTATTAATTCACAATTGATGCCACAATTAGAAAGTGGTGCAGCAAGATTTAAGTTTAGACAAATCAACGTAGACGATGCATTTGTCAAAGCAAAGACTGATATGGTATACCTTTCAGAGGGTGTTCTTTCACCCGGTGAAGTAAGGATGGAACGCGGTTTGAATCCAGATGGAATAGCTGAAGTACAAGAAACAGCAGAGAATGTAAATCTATCTGGTGGAAAAGACCAAGATAAGAAAGAAGAGTCCGCAAGGACAGAAAACAGGGATGGCAACAAACCATCCGCAAACGTAAAGGGGGACAGAAAGAATGAGTAAAGATTATGCGTATGAGCATTGTTTACTAGAAACAGCACCACGATTAAAAAAGCGTGGCCACGAGAACTATGAAGAACTTGCATCTAATTTATGTAGAATGCGAGTTGACAATATGCCAGAAGAAGAAGCTGGCCGACAATTTGCAAGTAACGATAGTAACGTAGAAGGAACTAAACGTACATTTGCAATGGAAGTGTTTGGAGACTCAGTTCTTGTTGACGATTATCACGAATTTCCGGTCATTGCTATAACATCAGGCCCCCATGATGAAGAAGGTGACCAAAAGGTTTATATAGAACCCAATATATTAAAAGATAATATAGAATCTTTCAATGAGCTCCCAGTTTACTTTAACCACCAACGTACACCCGACGATTTGTTGGGCATGGCTATCAACCCAGAATACGTAGAATTAGAGGATGGTTTACAAGCTGTGAAGCTCATGGCGCGCATCCACAAGGATGCATCGAAAGCAAATGAAGTGTTGGAAAAGATAGAAAATGGCGACATGACCCATGTTAGTATCGACTGGCTTTCCAAAGATGTTGACGTCCTAGGAGAACCATTTGCAACAGACATTCGTCCTGTCGAGGTAAGTTTCATTGATAATGAGACCCGTACACCTGTGTGCGACGCATGTACAATTGAAACGAAATGTGAAAAGAATGAAGACGAGTCTTGCTCCTGTGGAGGAGACGACAAGCAAACTTGTACCTGTGAACACGGGACAACCAGCGAGGAAACTATGACAGAAGAAA